TATGTTCAAAGCGTTGTTCACTCAGCTTTATAACGTGGAAAATGATGCAGGTACCACGCTTCGTGAGATGAATATGAATTTGCAGCGCAGACTTTTCCCCGATATGTTCATGGAACAGGTAGTTCCGGATGGTGTGCAAGTTGACCCCCAGGTGTTGCGCATATCCCGTGGTTTGAGATTGTCCAGTAAGGATTGGTATCTTACTAAGACTATTACCTTGGCCGCGAGGGGCGGGCTACTTATTCAGATGTTGTGTTTGTTGTTGTGGCCCATGACATCTTTGTGGTGGTCCTTTTTCAGAATGTTGTATTGGAGACCACCCAGTTGGAGGCCCAATTCGAACCGGCAAGGGTTCAGGGATTACATCATGGACGGCTATGATGCTGTTAAGGCGCAGCAGAAAATATTGTTGCTGTGTTGTGGTTTTACCATAGCCACCACGTCCGCATCCTTGTTGAAGACATTGTTAGAGTCTGTAGATTTGGACATGGGCCAGGTGTTCCGCACCGTTATGTTTGGCGGGGAGTTTGTTGGTTTGTTGCGAGAAGCACCAACACAGGCGGCCAACCAAGCGTGTGGGGTGCTTCGTGATGGTTGCACGATGACACTATACATGTTGGCCGATAAGGAGAGACAGGCTAGGTTTAAGCGCGTTCTGCGGAATGGTATTTTCACGGGCGTCGCTATTGGGACTCTGATACAGATTACCAAATGGATTGCTAGGTACAGGACCATAAGCATGGGTCTCCAGGATAAGTTGGGATCGAGCCCAGTGACGGCTGAGACTACGGTCAACTCGGAAGGTGTGATTAATGTTCAGGTAGACCGCCAGGTCGACGCTGCGCCTAGGCACAAACAGTGGCTCGGCAGTTACCACACACTTCCGAGGGTTCCGTTGGCCAAGGCCATGGCCACACAGACACCAGATGAGTCTAGGCAGAAAATGGGCGCCACCATGTATCGTATGACCATAGAGCCGTGCAAGGGCTCTCAGCTGACTAGCGTTGAGAGGTTTCCGGAACACAAAGCTGATATGTTTGTGGTGGGTTATACACGCACGAAGTCAGTGACTTACATGATTACGGTTGCCCATGCGTTTGCTAGGGATTATAGCCATTTTTGTATCACGATTCATGATCCTTCGCGAGTTGCCAAGGAATGCGTGTTGCCTAGGGCCGACATAGTTTTTGCCCCCAGATCTCTTTATAATGGCACAATGTACGATGTTGATTTGTGCATGTTTGAAGTACCGAACAATGTGACAGGAGATTTGCCATGCATTCACAAGCATTTGGGCGAGCTTCAGTTGGGCAAGACTTCTAATTTAGTGCGGATGATACCCACATGTGGCGACAACAAGGGGGTAATTGCAGTCGAGCAAGTACCAGCTAGTTATGTGGACATGATGGCGTTCACATACACTGACGGGACACCAGCCAATAAGTTATTACCATCGCCGATAGCCTTGTTCATGTCAGGTGATGGTGCTGATGGCATGTGTGGTTCTATTATCATGTCTGGTGGCGTGGTTGTGGGCATACATACAGG